GCCCATTTATCCATGTACTTCTGCGCGTACTTCGCGCGGTTCTCGTTCTTGGCCTTCCAGAGGTAAAAGCCGCTGGAAGCCGTCGTTTCGGCCAGCACCGCAAGCGTGATCTCCGTCAGGTCTGCGCCTGCCGCGCAGGCGATGATGAGTGCGAGGCTGACGAGCGCGCTGCATATCAGCCACTTCTTGCTAAACTCCATTGCTATGTCCGCATTGCGCCTCCAGCTGGTGCAGGAATTTTTTCACGTCGCCGTTCCCGCCCAGCTTGACGTATTTCTGCCCGGCGATCAGGCGTTCTGCCATTGGCATCTCTTCTGACATGATGGTCAGACGGAGAATTGCGAGATATTGCTCATCCTGATGCTCCTGCATTTTCCCGAGCTTTTTGTCGATCTCGGCTAGGTGCTCCTCCTGCGTTGTGGCCTTGCCGCGCTTTTTCTGTATCGTGCTGACAATGGCATTGACTACCGCCGTCAGCGCGGACGATCCGAGCACGGCGCAGACGAGCGTGACGATGATGGTTTTGGTGTCCATGGTGTTCTCCTTCCGGTTTTCGGTGGTTTATCCTCCAGTGATATCTGGGTAATCTTCGATCGCTCTTATCTTGTTCGCGTAATCTCCCCAATAGCTTGAGGTTTTGTAACTATCTACAAGCGCGGACGGAACATAAAGATACATATTTTCTATAGCTCCAAGAAGATTACTGAATCCTCTGCCTGCCGTTGTAGGTGCAACCTCAGAATTCCTCAGAATTATTGTTCGCAACCCGGTGTCGCCTTTAAATGAGAATGCGTTTGATTTTTGTAGCTGCGAAAAATCAATTCGCTCAAGCGATTTGCAATCTTGAAAAGCATAACCTTCTATATCTGTTGCATTTGGAAATACAATACCGGTTAGATTAGCGCAACGAAAGAAAGCATATACGCCTACCACTGTTACATTAGAATTTACATACACACCTGATATGCTTCTATCTATAATGGACAGAAGTACACTATCTCCTCCACCGGACGTGGGAACGTTGACGACCGCGGTCGCTTTGCTTAGGGTCTTCCCGGCGTCCGGGGTGATCTCCACTGCGCCGTTGGCGGTGATGTTAACGGTTTTTTCCTGCTCTTCCTTGGCGCTGCCAGATGGAATCCCGCTGATCGCGGCTGCAAGCCCTTCGAGTGTCTGTGCCGCAGGGGCTGTGCCGCCTTTGGCCTCCACTGCGTCATACGCCGCGCCGACTGACGTAATAATGCGATCAATCTCTGTCTGTACGCTCATGTCTGTTCCTCCTTTAAATCGCGGCGAGAGCGTTTTCGATGTCGTCTGTCAGCGATACCGTTCCGCCGGAGGTGTAGCCCGCAGGGATATCGGCGCTAGTCTGCGTGAGGCCGTCGATGGTCTTCGAGATCGCGCCGTTGTTGGCCATGGTGCCCTCGACCTTGCTGCCGTCGGCTAGCACGATAAACTTTCCGTCCAGCACGTCTGCCGCTCCGGCAGTCACGCCGGAAACGTCCTTGTATTTGTCTGGGATCGCGCCGACCGTGACCTTGCCGAGGACTTTGCCCTTGGTGGGCGTAATGTCCTGTGCGGCCTCGGCAGGCGTGGCGGACTTGGTTTCCAGCAAGACGGATACCTTGCCCGCGCCGGAGTGCTTGCCCGCCGGGACGGTGTATTCCTGATTGCCGGTCGTCGCGTCCAGCACTTTCTCCACTGCACCGTTGTCCGGCATGGTGCCTGCCTGCGTTACGCCGTCGGCATCGATAAAGACTTTATTCGCCAGCACGTCGCCGGGCGCGGCGGTCGTCGCACTGACGTCCTGGAAGTTTTCCGGAATTGCGCCGACTGTGACGCCGGACAGGCCGTAATAACCAGCGTCAGGCGTGACGGACTGCTGTTCCTTGGTGGGTGTGACGGTCTTGGCCTGCAAGTTGTAGTTGCCGCCGCCGGACACGCCCTTGACCGTGCCGGAGCCGTTGTGATAGCCCGCCGGGATGGTGTAGGATTCGCCCTCTTTGACGTTCGCGTCTACCGCGCCCTGATTTTTGATTCCGTTGATCTCCATAGCCAGCGCGTCAAACTTGTCCGTGCTGGTGCCGAGGCCAAGCGCGACCATTTTGTTGCGGATGGTGTTGCGTGCGGTTTGAAGCCGGGTAATTTCGGTTTGTGTGCTCATGTAATCACTCCTTAATCTCGTACAGATTATTCGTTTGCCATTTTAATGTATGTGGTGGTATCGTCCGAATAGCTGATCGTCGGTAGCGTCGTGCCGCCCAGAGCGGCGTACAACGCCGGGTACTGCGTCTGGCTGAATGTAGAGCCGTCACATGCGTGCCATGGGGCAGAGAGAATGCGGACGGTTGTGAGGATATCACCAACGTGATAGTTCGGCTCCGACAGCTTCCCGAATGCCTCATTTACCATCGGGTTCGCCGGTGCGTCGCCCGCTCGCCAGATCTTTGCGGCGGTCTGCGCGGTCAGTAGATTTCCTGCTGTGAGCGGAGTTTCTATCTGCAGTGGCTCGTCCTCTAGTTTAAGCCATACGCCACGCAATACAACTTTGTAGGCATTGTAGCCTACATACCGGATAGCTCCGTTAGCTAGATCTATGCTGCCTACTCTATCTTGCATAATTATTCCTCCAGCGCCTTAATGTAGGCTTTACAACGGGTACTCACGCCAATAATGGGAATCGTCTTTCCGCTAACGCTATAATCACAATATGCAATGCCGTTGCTTGAACTATATGCCGCTCTTCCGTCAAGCGATAGAGCAATGTCTGGTATACCGTCATTTAGCACATCGCTATAGGCTTGCCCAGCTGCAGGGTCGCTGATTGCAATAATATTTACCGCGCTTGTACCATTCTCTGTCGCTGTCACGTCACCGGCTGTCACAAGCAGCCCGCCTTTGTATTTTCCACCGCTGTATGTTGGGAGACTTCGCTTGCCAGATTCATAAGAGATAATTTTCCCGTTGCTCCATGTTGTTCCGTTGTCCGTCGAGTACCTGTACACCATATATCCGGTATACTCGGTAAAAGTACCGGCAACGATGCTTATCTTTGTAAGCCCGAAGAATGCAATGATTGTCGTTCCGCAATGATATGCGGACATCAGATCATGCGTTGTGTAACCTGGCGGTTCGTTGAAGGATGGAGAGAGAGTCGCAAGCGATACGGTACTTACCGTCTCCCATGTCGGATTGATCAGAGTTTCCGCCGTTGCTGTTGTCAGGCTGTTGCTCTCGTTTGATAGCTCCAGCTTGTAAAAGCGTCCCTGCTCTTGATTGTAAAAAAAGACACCGTCGATGTCTCCTATCGCCACAATCGCCTGCGTTGCTGGGTTCACATATGAGCAGCTTATATATTCATGATCGTGACCATCGTAGCCGGTGTATTTTGAACCCACGGCATAGATATACAAAAAGTTCGGCGTAATAAACAGCCCACGATCTCCTTTGGTTAGCGTAGACGGCAAACTCCCGCTTGCGTACAGCGTGAATTTTGTATCAAGGCTCGATGTTTTGTATATTCCTGTGGTTGCGGCTGAACCGCTATCCAAAATGGTGTAGTAAAAGCCGTTCGCGTATTCCAGCACTGCGTCTACCATCGTAAGCCCTGAAGGAATGGATGTTCGCTGCGTCCACGTTTCCAAATCAGCGGAAGTATAAAGTTTATTGCCGGACATTGCAACCCATTCCCCATTCAAGAACCACATTGCGGTCGGATTTATGCTTGCCGTTTTCAGTGTCCATGGCAGAGGTGCTGCAGAACTGCGAAGAACAGAGAAAAGTTCCGGATACTGCTCCTGCGATACGATGCGGCCGTCGCAGGGGAGCCAGGCGGCGGAAAGGTCGGTACGGGAGGTGATGGCGATATCGCCGACTCTGGCCGTGCCCTCCGAAAGCTTTCCGAACGCGTCGTTGACTGTCGGGTCTTCCGGCCTCGTGGTTGCGTTCGGCCAGAGCTTGGCGGCAGTGGCATCGGACAGAAGATTTGCCTTATTGAGAGGCGTACCCTCAACTGTTGGCTCGTCCATACGTTTCATGTACTCGTAGTGATCAAGACTACCGTCGGAATTGTAGATGCCATATCGAATAGCACCGTTGGAAAGGACTTTTGTAGGTTGACGATCTTTCATATCAAGCCTCCTGTCGCGCATTCCGCAGCGCCGGTGTAGCGGAACGCCTTTGTGATGTTGTCGATCAGTTCCTCGCAGAGCGCAAGAATGCGTTCGATGTCGTTTGCGCCGGTGTAGGTCAGCCGGTCGAGGCCGGGCGCATCCGGTGTTCCTTCGGGGTATGCCAGTGCGTCCCGGATGGACTGCACCTGCTTGCGGTATGCCTCGGCCTGTGAGGCCGTTATAATGTCCGTTACGGCCCAATCTGTTTTTGCAGACCATGCGATACTCATGCCGCAGATCGGTGCAAGACGCGCCGCCAGATAATTCAGGGCGGTTCCCACGCGATTCATGTCGCTTGCGTTATACGCGCCTTTCATCCCGGCCAGCCATTCCGCCTGTTCGGCTGCGGTCATGGCAGCAAAGCCCTTCGCGGCCAGCGCCTTGACGTGCTCCACGTCCGCCTGCGTCCGGTCGGTGACGAGGGTGTCAATGATGGTACTCATGTGTCATCCCTCACAGAGCCGCAAGCAGGGCGTTGATGTTGCCGACCTCCGTATACACCGCCGCCGATGTTACCGGCTTGGTGTTGTCTTCCTCGACCTTATCCGCGGTGTCAACGGAGAGGGTGTTCGTCATAGTGTCGAGTTTCAGCCCATCGCCGATATTGTACCCGCCGCCGGAGCCGCTGTCCGCTCGGACAGCGACGGAAAAGCTGATTTCTACGGGCTTTTTCTCCTGCAAATCAAACTGGATCATTACAGCACCACCTTTGACAGCGCGTGTTCTACGTCAATCTGCTGGATCATGGAGCCGATCACGTCCCCGCTCTTGAATTTTACACGGACTTGCATCTTGCACAGCTTCGGCAGCTTGAATGTCTCCTGCTGCGTCAGCGGAAAATGGAATTTGCCGTCCGAATATGTCACTTCGCCGGGGTAATTCTTCTGCAAATACAGCAGCGATACTTCCACAGCGGAAATATCTGCGATATTCAGCGGCTGCCCGTTGTTCGTGATTCCAATGTCGATAGCATAAGCATCGCCTTGTACCATGTCTGCACCTCCGTTTCTATGTTCCTACGATCTCACATTCGGCTGCAGCAATGCCGCTAAGCCGGATGTTCATGCTTTTGATCGTTCCTGTTATATTTGTACTCCACATAGTAGGCGTTTTGACGTAATCTCCCGGAGCTTCGCTGTCCATGACGATCTTCACGCTCTGCGTCTGCCTGCGCATGTAATAGTCGTACACATGCTGTGCCACGGCCTCAATATTTTCACTGTTTACAAGCGTTGCTTCCTTGACCTCAACAATGTTTGGCTTCGTCTGCGTGGTAACTTCCGGGTTCGTCTTCGTTGTAACGCTCGTTGTGTGGTAGTACGTTTTACCGCCGACCTCCACGCTTTCCCCGCTGCCGGATGTGCTATAGGTGTGCGCCGTTACGCGGATCTCCGTCACGATTGCCGCTGTCTCTACGCTGCTTCCGGTATATATCCGGTCTTCCGGAATAACTTCCGGTGTGGACTGCGTGAGCCGTCTAACGCGAATACCACGCACGGCGCTTGTGTCGATCGTCGCCCGCAGCGCGAACACGATCTGCTGCAATGCCTCGCGCTTTGTGCAGTCCGGGATATATCCGGTAACAGTCTCGCTTTCCAACGCGGGATCGTAGTCAAGCGAAAAATGCCCGCCCAGAATCTCTGTAATCAGCGTTTTCGCCGATTTCGCGCTATAAACAGCCGCAGAGAAAGGTTCATCGTCCAGAACACCGAGCGCGTCATGGCAGGACACGTCATACAGGCTTGCGCTGGAACGGGACGAGCTTTTGATATAGAACACGCCAATCAGGCTATCCGAATCATACGCGCTGACCGGCTGCTTCTCCTGAAAGATAAAATCAATGTTTTCCGTGTTGTCGAGCGTGAAGTCAAGCGTGTTGATCTCCACATCGTCAGAAATCACGCTGATCCCCTCTGTTACTCTGACGCTGCGGAGGTCTTCCCGCTCGAACTCCCGGACAATACCGAAGAAAATCTGCCGGATTTTTGCGAACCGGTACGGCAAGCTGGTCTTCGTGATCTCGATAACCAGTTTGTTGTACGCTGTCACGGCCTTTGCACAGAAGTATTTCTGCGTGTCTGGGGTAAATGCCTCCGTCGCAATTTGCGTATCGTCCCGGTAAAATGTCAGCGTCAGGCCGCTGCAATACTCGCCCGCGTCCTCGCCGAAAAAGAAGAAGATACCGGGAGAAGAATATGTGCCGTCAAGCGTTACCGTAAGCGTTGGGTTCGTGTCAAATGTGCAGTCTGCCTTGCTCTGTGCCGTTGACCAGAATGCAACCTTTTCGTTCGTCCTGATCTTTCTCGTCCCGTCAAGGATCCACTGATTTAACTCGTTCGTAGAAATCAGCAGGGGAGAAGAGCTGTGCATGAGCGCGGAAAGATTGGAAAAACTCTGTGCGCCGCTGCTCGCGGCCTGTGCAGCATCGGCAGCGCCTACCGCAACGTCTTCATATACGACCTTTACGCTCATGCAGGTGTCCTCTTCGGCTTCATCGCCACAAAATTAACAGAAAGATTCTGCCAGTTGCTCCGATCATCGTTCTTGGAGACAAGCTCGTCCTCTCCATTTGCCACATACGCATCAAATGTCACGGTTGTTTGTGCATACGGGACGGTCAGAACGTGGCTGTCAACTGGTGCGGAAATCGCCTCGTAAAACTCGTCATATTCCGCAAGGTCGGAGGAAACAGGATCGATTTCCATGCTATAGTTGTAATATGTGCCGATGATATCGCGCTTCATCGCGCCGGTCATGACGCGCCCGGCGTTGTCTCCGTCAAGGACGGAGAACGAACGCTTTAAGGACACGACATGCAGGTTCGGGTATGCTTTCCCATCTAGGGACAGTACGCTTGTCATGTTCTCACCCCCGCCAGACGAACGCCGACACGCTGCGTCTCATCGTTGTTCGCCGTATATACCGCGCGGGCAAACTCGCGCTTATCGACCTGCATCACGACTGTAATGTTCCGGCCTCCCATTCCGCCCGTTTCAGCCATGGCCTGCTTGAATGCCTGCACCATCGTAGCAAGCGGCGTTTCGATGTTCGTACCGCTCTTCTGATCACCCAGAACCGCGAGAAATTCACTGTTCGGCGGGATGACCGCGCCGGAGGCTAGGCGGGGGAGAGATACTCGCGTAACAGGTGGAATATTTATGCCGTACGTCATGCCGCCAATCTTCGGAACCCAGTCCGGAACGTTGATCTGAATCGTGTTAAGCTTGGAAATAAGAAAGTTGATACCATCTATAACGAAGTTAATCGCGCCTTCGACCGTACCGACAATGAGATTCCAAACGCCTTTCAGAATATCCAGGACACCGTTCCATGCTTTCTTCCAGTCTCCGGTGAATACGCCGGTCAGGAAGGTAATAAGGCCGCTGAGGATCTTTTTCCATGCGTTGTACTGGTCGGAGAACAGCTTTCCGATCGTTTCAAAAATCGCAGCAAGTGCCGGGTTCTTACCCTGCAGCCATGTAATAAATGCGTTCCACGCGTCCTTGATGGAGTTTACAATCGCGTTCCACGTCTGCTTAAGCCCTTCCCAGATCTGCTTTGCACCTTCCGCTGCAAGTTTCAGGTCTCCCGTAAACACGCCCTTGAAGAACTTCCCGAATCCGTCTATGATTTTTTTCAGCCCTTGAATCAGCTCTTCCCCGTGCCCGGTAAAGGAAACAAGTGCCACCAAAGCGGCAACAAACCCGGCAATCAGGAGCGGAATCCAGCTGCCCGTCAGGATGCTGATCCCAATACCGGCGGCAAGTAGTCCGGCGATGATGGTCAGTGTGTTTTCCAGCGTAAAGCCGTTTTCGATCACATCTTTGATCCCGACGACTAACATCGCAAGGCCACCTACCACGAGAGCGATTGCCGCAGCGGTCGGCCCGAATGCAATTGCGAGTCCGCCAGCAAGGGCCGCAAGCCCGGCGAGCATCCCGAGAAAATTAGTCAAGTCGATACCGTTGTTCCATGCGTCCAGCCAGAAATAGACAAGCGCAAACGCGCCTGCGGCCGCAAGTGCGATGCCGCCAATCTTGCTTAAGCTGTCTGTAAACATGCTGGCGATCTTCCACGCGAGCAGTCCGGCCGCGATCGCGCCGACAATGCCGAGGATGTCGTTCAGCTTATCTTCGGCAAGATCCAGATTCGAGAAATCCGGCGTGATCCCGCTCGAGTCGGCAGCGCCGCCCGCCCCGCCTCCGCCGCCGGACGCCTGATTGCTGGTGATCTGGTTGATCTCGTCAAATCCGGCCATGCTTTTGCTTGCGTCTTCTGCGGCAGAACCTACGCCCTCCAGCGCCTCTTTCTCGGCGTTCAGTCCCTTCGCGGCAGATACCTGCGCGCTCCAGCTTTTCCCGGACAGCATACCGAAAAACTTTGCGATTGCCGTCACGACTTGTGCCAGAATGTTGACCAGCTTCACAAAAACCGGGATCACGACTTCGAGGATCGGCTGTGCAAGCGTCAGAAGAGCTGCTTTCAGCTGCGCGATAGATGCACGGGCCGCCTCATTCTGCATGATCGTCTCCCCGAGCCAGCTGCGCAGCTGGGAAAGGCCGCGGGACAGGACAGTAAAGACCAGCGCGCTCCTCAGTACCCCGCTTAATCTTCTCCCGAATTTATTCATGCTTTTTTCGACGCGCGCCGACGCTTCGGCCATGCGGGCCGAGGCTCCGCTGGCGTCTGTGATCTGCTGCACCAGCTCTCCGGCTTTAGCCTTTGCAGCGTCAAGCGCATCAGTCTGGGTTATCACCTTGTCGGTGATCTTTGCATATTGACTCCCAAGCTTTTCCGCCGTTTTGTTTTGCTGCACCAGCAGCTGTTCCTGCTCTTTGATCTGCGCAGCAACCTCCGCCTGTCGAGAATAAGCGTCTATGTACTCCGCTGGATTAGCCGAAGCGCTTCCGGACGTGATGCCCTTTAGGCGGTCAGCCTCCGAGCGGAGCGATTTCAGCGCGTCTTCCGTCTGCTTTGCGGACTGAAGCGCAGCGTCCAGCTCCTTTTTAAGCCCGCTCTGCGTTCCGGTGTCCTCGTTCAGCTTTGCTTCCATCTTGTCGATTTTCGCAGACAGCGTATCCAGCTCTTTCTGTGCCTTTTTCGCGTCCGCGTCGACGGTGACCACAATTTTCCCATCTGCCATATTTTCGCCACCTTTTCGGTTGATTTTTGTCATTATTTGTGTTATCTTCCAAGTAAGGAGGGAAGAAATATGAGTGATTGCATTATCCAAATTAGCCGGGACAATTCTTTTTACGGTTCTGGCCTGACCGTCGGCATTGCATTGGATGGCTGTGATGTCGGCACGCTGAAAAACGGTGAAGAACTTCGAGCTGTGGCCGCTCCGGGCCAGCACGAACTTTCTTTTTACCGGTATCGCCGTCTGGATAAAACCATATCCTTTACCATTGCCGAAGGGCAACAGAATGCGTTTTTTACCATCAAGATTAACGCCTCGAACCGCGTTGACGTTGTTGGCGGGCTAAAAACCAAAAAGCAGGCGAAACGCCCCAGCGGCTGCCTGACGGCTTTAATTGTATTCCTCTGTCTTTTCGTCTTTATCGGTGCGGCCTTTGCTTCCTGCGGATCGCCCTCCAAGCCGGAAAAGGTCGGAACCTCAGTTTCTTCTTCGCAGCAGCCGCCGCAGCAATCCGATTCCGGGCCTGAAACATTTGGCGTTGGGGACCAGGTCGTTCTAGACGGCGTGGCGGTCACGTTGCTCAGTGTTACCGAGAATTCCGGCCAAAATTACGTCTCGCCGGATGATGGAAAGGTCTTTGTTCTGTGCGAATTCGAGATCGAAAACAATTCAGCCCGCGATATTGCGTCCAGCACCATGCTCTCTTTCGAAAGCTACATCGACGGCTATACCACCAGTCTTAGCCTCACCGCCATGATGAGTTCCGACGAGCCGCAGCTTGACGGCACAATTGCCGCCGGAAAGAAGATGAAGGGCGTTGTCGGGTACGAAGCGCCGCAGGATTGGAGCGAGATCGAGATTCGATTCTCTCCAAGTTTCTGGGGTAGCGAAGTCATTTTCGAGTATAAAAAATAAGTTTTTCTCGCTGCCGCCCCGGTTAGGGGCGGCTGTTTTTTGCCCCGACGCCCCATGCGGCAAGTAGGTCGGCTTCGGCCTCCGAGTATGTCGTCTTCAGATCGACAATATCCCGGTTGCGCCGGTAGAAATCCCTCTCCTGTTTGTCGAGGCTCTTCCCTCTGGCCTTTTTATCGCGGATGGAAACCACCTGTGCATACAGGCAATCTCCGATTTCTTGATAGTACGCTAGAAACGAATACCAATGCAGGTATTCCAGCGCCCTGAGCTCGCAGCCCGCGATTCGGTTGATAGGCGCAATATAGAGATCAAAGTCCTGTGCCCATGACATGATCTCGGGCTGCTTTCTCTTCTCTCGATTCTCCTGCCCGTGGTCGATGAAGCGGAAGCACTGGTTCAGGGCTTCCTGATAGTCGCTGACGGGCATTTCGTCGAAACCGGGATAGAAGATGGTTAGCGCCGCTTCCGCCTTGTCCCGCTCGTCCAGCTCCCTGTCGGTCAGGGCTACGAGGATATCAAGAATCGCGCGGTAATCAGATTGGATCGGATACGTTGTGCCGTTCACATCGACCGTGGTCGGCAGCGCCCAGATCACTTTTTCCATTTTGCCGTATATTTCGCGATTCTCGGGTTAGTCTTCTTCTGCTCCGCTGCGAAGCTCGTGTCGATCTGGTCGATCACGGCCAGCATGAGGTTGCACCATACTGGCAGGCCGTCTGCCAGCGCGTAAACATTCATGGTGCCGAACAGCGCCGTGCAGACGGGCTTCGCGAACAAGCTGTCGATCATATCCCGCATTTCCGCGTCGCGGCGGCGGGCAATGTCGAAAATCTCCTTCTTGTCCGCGCAGTGGTCGACTTCGGCCTTATACGCATCCTGCTTCCTGTCCAGCTCGTCAAAGGTGTTGAAGATCTGTTCGACAAATGCGCTGTCGGTCGGGTTGAAGGAGACTTCCGCCGCATCGTTCAGCTTGAACGACACAATGCCGGTTTCAAATCTGATTTCGGGCATGCCGTCCCCTCCTTACGCTGCATCCGGCGTGAAAGTAACCGCCCCATTGGAGCCGATTGCCGCCGTGCCGGTCGTGCGGTTGCCGCCGAGCGTCACGTCGAACGGCATACCGACGAATCCGCCGCCCTCGCCGCCGAGGCTTGCGGGCTTTACCATTGTGCCGTCGTAGCGCTCTGCAAAGACAGCGGTCTTTGCAGTGCCCGCGTAGTGATGGACAATAAGCACGTCCTGATTCGCCAGAGCTGCCGCGTCCTGATCCTTGATAGCCAGATTCCACAGCTTGACGAGCGCCGCGTCGCCCGCGTCCAGCTCGCACGGGTCAAAACTCTGCGTGATGATAGGCTTCTTCATGGTGGTTCTGGTCGTGCCGAGGATGTCCTTGCTGGAGTCCTCCTGCCAGTCATATTCCATGCTGGAATCCGTGACGCGCTTGCCGAACGGAGACCAGACAGGCGTAGATGCCTCGCCGGTATTCAGGTATGCGATCAGCAATTCGCGGTCAATGGTCTGGCCAGCAGTGGTATTAAAGGTCATGTCTGCCATAATTAAATCACCTCATATGTCAGTTTCATAAGAATTTGATGGTCTTCCGAGCCATCTTCGTACCGGGCGTACAGGGCCGCGCGGCTGACTGCTTCCATGCGGCGGACGCGCATGCCGTCGCCCAGATCCGGCGGGTTCTGCATTGCCCAATCCCCGAACCGGTTCAGCATGGCGTCGCATTTCAGGCGCTTGTCGTTGCTGCTGCCGGGGATGATGCGGGCGATGATCTTGAATTGGTATTCCGCCTCGTGTCCGCCGAGGATGAATTTTCGTGTGATATACGCGCCCTGAATAGTGGACAGCGCCATACTTGCAGAATCCGCAGCGAGAAATTCATAGTTGATCGTTGCGGCTGGCATATCGTCGTCTGAGAAGGAATTCGCCCAGATCATCATCTTCCGGGAGATATCCTGTTCTTCCTCCGCAGATACCAGCCTTTTTTGCTTTTCAGAGTCCATTCTTCACCGCCTTGTCTGCCACACGGAGCCATTTGTCAAGATTTTCGGCCTTTGACGCCTCGAACCAGTGCGATTGCGCCTGATTGTGTCCGGACGTATTGAACACAAGATTCTTGTCGGTCACTACCTTTGTCCCGCCCTTCGGCGCGTAAGTGCTGCCGGTCTCCGGGTCTACCATGACTTTTCCGTAGTACAGGAACCGCGCGTATGGGCCGGGGTAGATAATCGCGTTTCCTTCGACCTGTGTTCTGCGGTCGAGGGAGCCGGTCAAAAACGGCACATACTGGCTTGTGTCCTTTTCTACCTGTAATGCCACAATGTGTTCGGCTTTTGTGCAAGCCCGTGCTATAGCATCCTGAAGCTCGTCAAAGCCGTCGGTTTTCACACTGAATTTCAGCATCACGTGCCTCCGACCTGCCAGTGCTGCATAGAAGGACTGCCAAAGTCCTTCATGTCCACCTTTGTCACTTTGTACACATCATCGTAAAGCATCTCGATCTGTTCTTCCGTCTTGTCCGGCTCGACTACTTCACCCTTCGCAAAGAAGGTCGTGCCGCCGTTCCCGTCCGTAGATAGCGTCCAGATTTTGCTTTTATCAGTTGCACGCCAGAATTCTTGCGGGCCGACGTAGCGCTTTTCTGCGCCCGTCACGCCGTCTACAGCAACCGCAGAGAACGGAATGTACAGATTCACCGCATCTGCTCCTTCAAGCCCGCTCGCGCGGACGTTAGCAGCTTTCGACGCTTGGAGCATTACGCCGCGAATCACTGTGATATAGCGTTTCTGCGTGTCCTTGAAGTCCTGATCTTGCTCCTGCGTGACGTTGTAGATGGTTACAGTGTGTGGGGCGTACATGCAAAACACCTGCCTCTGTAAAGAAGCCCGGTATGGGCTAGGTATTCACGTGCTACGCTTGCAAGGGCGTTCTTCGCCTCGGAAGCCGCTTTCAATGCAGATACGGAAGAATCGCCGCCGCTGCGAAGCGTCCGGGAATATCCACCGACGGTTTCACTCTGCAATTCTCCTTCTTCAGATGCAAGCCCGGCGGACACATTCTTTCTGGCGAGCTGCTGCGCTGTGTCGATCAGCATATACTGATCGACCAGAGCGCAGCAGCACATTTTAACAGCTTCGAGATCCGCGTAGTCTTTTACTCGGTTCTGCGTGTAATAATCGAGGAAGGAGCTGGCGCGGACGGCCAGACGCTGGAAATCCTCTTCACTCACGCTGCCGTAGTAGCAGCAAGAGTAAAATTCAAAATCTGCGTAAGTCATCAGCGCCGCCTCCTTATCACTTTGCCGTCACGCTCGCATTGCCGCTCTTAACCGCGTGGTAATTTCCGTCGCACTCAACCACTGTCACGGTCTGGCCGCTTGCAATGGTCAGGTCGCTCTTGCCGTCCCAATCGTTCCAACCGGCAACATTGTCACCGTAAGCGACGGTCGCGGCAGAGGCACCGGACGCATACTTATACTTGTTACCCGCCGCAGCCTTTGCCGGAGATACGGTCAGCTTGGTATCGCCGCTCTTAGATCCAGCAGCAGAGGTGACCGTCAGGGAACCGAGCGTGCCGTTGTCGATGGTGCCGACGACCACGCCGTCAATGCGCTCGGCAAAAAGCTCCATGCCGTTAATGACGGTGTCCGATGCGGTCATGTTGGTGTAATCGGGTTCCTCGTGGATGCCAATGTAGCCGGTTGCGTCGGTAGTGAAGTCGAACACCTCGCCGAGATCAGCGCCGTTCACGGGAATGTAGTACAGGACAACGTTGTCTTTGGCGGTGGCATAAATCTTTCCCTTGGGAACGCTGGAATTGAGGATCACAGTGCCAAGCCCGAGGAAGTTCTCGACGTAAGTCATGCCGAATGCGGTCTGCAAGGTGATGTTGGCCGTAGACAGGTAATCCGCAACGTCCAGCGGATTCATGAAGTAGACCGCGCCGATTTCGTCATCCTCGAAAAGAACCTGCAGATTGCCCCAAGCCTGCGCAAGAACAGTCTGGAAGTTCTTACCGCTCACTGCGCCGGTGCCGGTCGAGAGGAAGTCGAAAAAGCTCTTGCGGATGCCCTTCTGCACATCCTTGAGCATTTCATCGGTGGTCATTTCCACCGCCTGATCGTAGCCACGGTCGGTGATCGCCTCGGCAGAGGTGGCCTTGCGCCACTTCTTGAGCGTGATCTCCTTGTAGTTCACAGCCTCGGTCTTGTACTTGCTCAGGGGAATGGTTTCACCTTCCGCCACGGCACCATCTTCCAGCGTGCCGGTAGCCTTGTAGCTCTTGAGCACGGTGCCAGCCTGCTTTGCGATTTTGCGGGTAACGCCAAGAGCCTCCATCAGCTTCTTGATGGAATAGCCAAACATTTCGGTAAATTCGATCTCGCGCACGCGCGCGAGGTCAGCTTTCTTAATCAGTTTCGGATCAGCAGCCATTTTTAGTCTCCTTTTCTAAACAAATCCATATTTGCGGCGATTGCAGCGCGCCGCTCCGCTCTGTCTGTGATTTGCATGATCTCGTCTTTTGTCATTGCTTTGCCGTCGTTGTTGAAACGTGCGCCCATGTCCACACGGACAGAAGGCTTGGAGACAAGTCCCTTGTAAGTGCCGTCGATAAGTGCATCGAGGCTCTTTGTGTCCTTGATTTTCTCACCGTCCATCTCCAATGCGGTCATTTCCTCGCCGCACCCGCGCATGGCAAGATCGAGATTTGCGCCTGTGATATTTTTGCTTTCAAAGTAAGCCCGAACAGCCCTTTCCTTTGCCGCCTTGCTTTCCTTTGCTGTAATGCCGGATTTATAAGCCTCGAAGTCCGAGTGTTCCTTTTCGTACTTCTCCTTATATCCGCCATCGCCCGCCTCCTTTAGGTCGTCCAACTGCTTTTGAACGTCGGGCAGTTTCTCCGCATCAGACTTGTACTTGCTGACATCAGCCTTCAAGCCGTCTACGGTATCGGTATGTGCTTCAATGATGGTGTCCACCTGTTCGTCGGTGAGTCCCATGCCTTTCAGTAATTTTCTGGTCAATGCCATTTCTATCTTCCTTTCCTTTGTCCGCAGTTCGTCGCGGCGATAGATTGTATAAAAACCGCAGTGCTTCGCGGGTTTTACCTGTAAATTATTTGTAGAAAACTTTTGTTCTTTCTGGTTGCTCCGGCAATCCCGCCGCCTTACTGAACCTGCTATATTCTGCGCTCAGCCGCCGAAGCTTTATGTTTGCGGCGGTCGCGTCCTCGGAAAGCCCAGCTTCTTTGTATGCGTTTCTAAGCTTCTTCTGCGCGCGGATTTGTCGTTCTATTCGGCGTTGCATCTGCGTCGCTTCATAGGCTGTGTAAGTCTTTCCGTCAAACGTGCAGCCAAGACCATCGTCGATATGATCAAGCTGTTCATCGGTGTAAGTCCGCTCCGAAACTCCCGGAACATATGGGTATTTGTGATGCCTACAGTTTGCGCCTGTCAGACCGTCAACATATCCGTAACCAGTCGTTTCCACAAGGTCATCGTAAAGCCCCAGCGGGTCAGGTTCGCCGCTTTCGCTCTGGTAATAGACTTTCCCTTGCCATTCCTTGTGGCTTGACCACGGCGAAGCACCCGGCTTGTCACGCGCCCCAGAGTGCGCAGACACTTCAAAGTATCTCGTCTCAAGGTACTCGGCGCTTTGGTTTGTGTACTGGTCGCAGATCTGGTTCACGCCAGTCATGACAGCTCTCCGAACAGCAACGTCGATGTTGTCAACGTGTCCGCTTTCGTAGTTCACGACTTTCAACCCACCTGCAAGCTGCTGCACCGCAGACTTGATCGCTTGATTGTAGTTAATAGCACCGCTTTGAATCTGCATGACAGCTGAATCCAACGCCCACTGATATGCACGCGCAGGCGGGAGCCTCGTCCGCCCATTGTTTACCAGAAAGCCCATAGACTGCGTGATATTTCGCAACGTTTGCCGAGTTTGTTCGTAAACCGCCCACGTGTCTTCTACGCTCACCAGCGTTTCAGGCTGTGTCAGTCCCGCCATGTCGATAACCGATGTGTAATACTTCTGGTTTCTGGCAATAACATCGTCGAAAAGCTCATTGAGATTCTTCTCGCTGATTCCAGAAGTCTTGCGGATTGCTTTTTCAATCTCCTTCGTGTCGATACCATGCGAACGCAGCGCTCTGATTGCCTGAACAGTCACTTCGTTCAGCTGATCTTTCAGCGCAAGCCTACTGCATATCTCATCGAGAAGCGTATCTTCCAAGCCACGGAACAATTCTGCCAGTTCTTCTGGGAGCGCGTCAAGGACTTCCGGCTGAAACGGATATTTCATTCGCTTTCCTCCGTTTCACAATCTCGTCATAGTGCGGCTTCACGCGGATAATGTTCCAATCGCATTCTTCCGGAACTTTTCCGTAGAATATCACCCATTCCGGAGATAGCCGCTTCATCATTTCCTCGTAACCGCGCAGAAACAGGCGCTTGCTCTCTTTGTTTGCCTGCGTCCCAACCGAGGATACCGCCACAACGCCGCCGACAGGTTCCCCATCAAAGCTCCAATCATAACTGCTCTCGTCACTCCAAGAGATTGAGGGATAGACCGTCATGCCGTGCATTTGCCAGTATGCCGCCAGCCAGTGCTTGCGATAGTGGTTATATATCTGCATCGCAAGCGGCATATCTGTATATGTAGAGAAGTCCGGCGCGCACACCGCCGCAAACTGCGACAGTTGCGGAATGTACTTGTCAGGCGTGTTCCAATACCGAATGAATTGATAATCGTCCACGAAGAAATGCACGATCTTGCTTTTCGTGTCTTTCGCGGTGTAATGGTAATTCACGGGGATAAACTCACCTTGTGGGTATGCCTTGACCGGCTCGATCTGCGGAATGTCATACTTTCCAACGCCGGGGAATGTGAACTTGTCGAGATTTTCAAAGTTAATCATAAATCCCCCAGCAAACAAAAATGCCGCAAGATACATCTCTGTACCTTACGGCATAGCAAGCGCCCGGATTCTAACCGGAGTTCCCGCAGTCACGGTGTAATCACCCTATACGACTACTTGCTATGCCTATTATACCAAACCTTTTTTACGAATGCAACCAGCTTCTTTTCGTCTGCCGTCAATGCTCTTGTTCCGCCTTCATCGTGATAATACCCGATGTGCGTGTGTGCTCCCTTGAATTGCTCATGGCTATGCAGAAGATTGATTGTTTTTACACGCTTTCCATCTGCACCGTAATAGCTGATTGCATTGATTTTGCCCTCATCGTTTATCGTTGCGTAAATGCGCCCTTTGGTCATAGTTTCCAATGGGTCTTTTGCGTTCAATGCCGCATTTTGCTTTACAAACTTTACGTTCCCAGCTTTTAGAAGCGTCCTAAACTCGCTCCCGTAAGGCTTTCCCTTTTCGCTCATGCCGCTGCTTGCGCCGCGTCCGCCCATTAAACAGGTCTCCATGTACCGCTGCGCTTATTAGCCCTGCGGTATTTCTTGCCGTTTACTGTAACTTCCAACGCGCCCGACTTTTGCGCTGTTACAAAGGCATTGGAAAACGCCTTGTTTTCTGCTGCTTTGCGGTTTTTACTGGACTGATCACGCAATTTCCGCATGTAGCTATCCATTTCACCGCGCGCTCTTGCAGCTCTGTCTGCGGCGCTTCCTGTTTTCTGCGCCGTTGTCAGGCGCGCAGGCCCGCTTGCATAAGGATTAACTGCTCCTGCCGCCGTTTTAAGCGCCGTTGTTGCGAGAGTTGCCATCTGCTTTACCGCGGTTTTCTTTTCAGCGTCCGACATCTCAAGTCCATTGATTTCAGCAACGTTGCGCTCGAATGTGCGCCTGATAATATCGCCCATATCAGTTACGGACGCCGCATTTGCTCGGTCAATGTCTTGTTGCGACAAAAACCGTGCAAGGCTCATACCGCGACCACGCCCAGGTTCTCCGGCTCCAATGCCGCCACCGGCTCCACCTCTGCCGCCCATTACTCTACCTCCTGTTGCTGTTCAGTTACCATGTCACGCGCCTTCGGCAGCGCCGCCTTTGCTGTCGCCTCGTCCTCGTTCATCCACTTCATGCGGAACTCCCAGTCGTTCATGATCCCAGCGTTCAGCAGCTGCATATCGCGCAGGAAGTCCGTCTGCTTGTCCTCAATGATTGAATCGTCAAAGTCAACAGAAATCTGCACTTCCTCATTCAGGCCAGCTTCCATGTACCTGTTCCCCATGCGGAGCAGCGTCCTGCAAAGCTCTGTGATTGCCTGTTCAAGCAAAATCTCATGCTTCTTGATCGTTCGGAACATGGTACTGTTCTCGCTGATAACCTGCGTTGCTGTAGCAATACTTCCCTGATCGAATTTGTAATGATTTTCACCGAAGCCGCACTTGCTGGACAGGATATTCAACATATCCTGCATACCGGTGTTGAACTCCTCGGTACGAAGCGTCATGTCAACAGACTGCAAGATGTTCCCGTTGTTCGCCCTGTCTTCTGGGAGGACGTAATACACAGTCTCACGCTTATCAAATACCGGTCTGCCGTTCACGTCCCGAGTTGCTTCCGGCTGCACCACAATTCGCTTTTTGCCAAGAACAAACTCATTCACGTAGCTGTCATATGTAATATCAACGCTCTTGAGCTGGTCGATGGCATATGCAAACACAGCCACACCAAGTGGGTTATTTTCATCGGAGTTCGCAATATTCAGCCTGTCAATGACAAACTGTGGCTTGTCGCTCCCTGTGTGTACAACAGGCGGGATTGTTTCAAAGCCCTTTACACTGGTCAGAGGGACTTCTTCGGAATCATACAAATGGTTCTCGATGTCGTACTCGCCGCCGTTCAGCCTGTGAACTTGAATGTATGTGTACTCTGTATCGTCAACCTTTTTTGTAGAGGCGAACGCACACTCCCTGATGATTCCATTGTCCCATGTCAGGGGATAAATGTTCGGCGCGCTGACATAGTTGATACGGATGCGCCCAGAATCAACAATTTCAGAAGTGTCCGGATTGATGGACATTCCCTCAATGACCGGAACATACGCGATCGTTCCAAGTGCTGCTTTTCGCTCCTGCGATTCGTTCGCCTTTACCTCCCAATTGTTTTCCGAGAGAATCGTGTCTACGAACTCCTGCTCCTTTTTCCCCTCGAGCGTGATGTTTACCCGCTCGTTCATCAGAAGGTTTGCCCAGTCCTCGCATACCTTTTTCGCCATGCTTACGGAATATCTGTGGCACTCCAATTCTTCTATGCCATTCCACACCGTGTAGCTGTGGAAATCCTCAACATTCCCTTTGTACCAGTCTCCCCACACACAGATCAGCTTGTAGAAATCAATGCCAACTGTATCGAAGCCCAGCTCATTTAATGCTCTGCGTATGTTCACTCTTTCACCGTCCTATCATATGCCCGGCGCGCTCCAGGTCTTTGTAATAAGGCTCTATACTGTACTCAAACGCATCGAGGCTATCAATATCGGATGTCCCATCGTCAAGACGCTCGTCCTCGAACTTATCCGGGTCATAAATTGCTGATTGGAACGCATCGATCAAATGCGGGCAGCTCCGTGAAACCTTGAGCCTGCCTTGCTTCATCAGAAGCACGACAAGCCTGATTCTGTCCGTGATCTGCATTTTCAGCGCGTTCTTGACTTGGGTACCCAGCCGGAGTTTTTGTGCCGTGTGATCTAAACCTCGTATAAGCACCGTTTCCGCGCTATCCGCTCGTGTCTGGCTGTAACCATACTTTGATGTTATCAGTTGACAGAACGTAGCAAAGCGCCGGTTTAACGCATCTGGGTCAATCTCTTCGTTTTTGATGTATTCTTCTTCCAACGCCACAACCCGGAAATCCCTTGTAATCCCGGTGGCTTGAAATTTCGTTGCAGACTTCGTTCCACCGAAGTCAACGCCAATGGAAATAACAGAGAACTTTGTGCCGTTTTCTTCCGTCCATTTTATAGGATCATCAATCAGATACTTTGCCGTGTCGTTGGCAAAGTCCTTGTAAACAATACCCTCCGCAGCTACCCAAATCCCACGGATGTAGCGATCATAATAAACGGTTCCTTCGTACTCGCGTTTCAGATTTTCTACAAACGCAGGCGGCAAAAAGGGGTTATCGTCTATCGTGTATGTTTGGCTGAAAATGTCCGCGTCACTGTCCAAGAATCTTTTCAGCCAGTGGTTCGGATACTGCGGATTGTATGTCCCATCGAAACAGGAGTATTCTTTGTCAAGGCGGCTTTTCAGCAGCGCGAATACTTCTTCCGACCAGTCAGCTACTTCGTCCCCATAGCAATATTTAATTGACGCACCGCGAATCTTGGAAACTTGGGAAACCTTCTCCGCTCCGAGGCAGTAACATTTCTCTCCGAAGATCCATGCAGTATTGTCGCTTGAGATCGTGCCGACAAGCATATCGCCATACAGGTTCCGCATCGGCTCCAGCACATTTCGCTCAATCGTGGATTTTGTTACGCCGAGAATGACGGCCAGACCATCTTTTCCGATTCGCTCACGAATCCGGATCGGTATGATCCATCGAAAATCGAGGTAAGTCTTCCCGCTTCTGGTGGCTCCGCCCTTGAAGTTCCATCGATGCGTCCCGTATTTTACAAATTCACGTTGTTTCGGACTTAACAGCATCTTGGAACTCCTTCAGCATCGAATCAAGCTTCTCCATTGTCGTCCTGTTGCGGTCGGAAGCAGCTGCGTAGCGTTTCATAAGGCTGTCACCAGCTTTCAGCCGGTCGGACAGCGATGCGTCCATGCCGAACTGATCTTTGACCTCCCCGCGCATGACCGCAGTGTAAAATTTCAGAATTTCGTTGGAATCCGCGACCTGCGCAGCCTCTTGTTCGTCCAGCCTGCGCTTTATATACGCAGAAATAGCTGGTTTTGATAGGTTTTCTGCCGCAATCACTCTGCATGACGTTTCTTTGTACCCTGCTTTTTTCGCCGCTTCTGTGGCATTGCCGGATTTTAAATATTCTTCGCAGAATCGTCTCTGCTTCGGCGTAAGCTTTTCATCCGCCATCGCTGTAAAGTCCAGCCAGCAGTTTCACCACATCCGCAATCTGGTACGTTTCCAGCAAAGTGACATTCTTCGGTTTTTCATCAGGTCGATATTCGTAAACCATGTATTTCGTCACCATCCTGTCATTTTTCGCGGAATAGATCTGCATTTGATTGATTTTTATTTTGATTCCGTTGTACAAGAGCGCTGTTTGCAGCTTGTGTGCAAGGGCGCGCAAACTCGCCATAGCCGCTCCTTTCTGCCTTATTCTTTCGTTCTCGTGTCTCCGTGTGTGAATAAATATATTTATTCACACCGGAGAACACGAGAACAGGAGGAGGAGGTTTCCGCAGAACGCTGCGGTGCCGATGAAGAAGGGCGTAGAGTTGATCTCTACGCCCTTATAGTAAATGTTAAATTTGGCTCTGGGACGCAGACTTTTTCACAAAAGCCCTCTTTTTTGCCCCACAAGGCGAATAAATTGCCTGTGCCACTCCTGTGCGGTGCGTTCGGACACATAAACCGCCATCGCAGCGCCCTGTAAGGTGTGCGTCCGCTTCCAAAGAACCAAGTCTATGAGCCGGAGTCTCTCCGCGCCGTCAACGAGCTGTTCCGTCTCCGCGATTGCATCCGCAACGGCAGCGCGCTCGGCCCTCGTCATCAGCCCGCCGCCCTTATAGCTGCGAATCATCCATTTCGCATAGGCCCACCAGCCGTATCGCGGCGTGCTCATCAGTAATGTTGCCTCCCTTCGCGCTTTGCGCGGTTCGCATCGTGCAGCGTCCGCATGCAGCCCCTTGTTGTTGCATATCTCGCTGCGTCCTTCGATTGCTCCTGCTTGTATCTGTCCGCCTCCCGGCGGAATGCTATGTATCGGGTGCAGTCCGTGTGGCAGCCGGTATGCCTGTCTGCGCAGCCTTTGCACGGAGCCTGCACCGGTGTAAGCCCTAGATTCCCTTGCATTCGTCCACCCTCACACATACGCGCTTGCCGCCCACCTCGACGACATAGCCCGTCCGGTTTGACCTGTATTTGTATTTCTCGGCGGGATACGCCCGCCCGCAGACAGGCCGCATTTCCGGATATACCGGGATTGATCGTGTAATCAGGATCCGCACGCGCTCCGCCCGGCCCATCACAGCTTCCCTATGTGCCGTCCATGCGCACGCCTCGCTGCAAAAATTGTATTTTGCCTTGTACTTCGACGGTGCGCGCATAAACGTTTTCCCGCAGGCATCGCACGTCAGCTGCATCGGCGGTCTTGGTGGCTTTCGCTGCGTTTTGCTCATAGCTTTACCCCCTTGACGTACTTGTCAAAATACGTCACGGCGACCGCCATCGCCGCCCACATATCCGCAGAGAAGCCGTAGAAGAAGCCGGGATTCTTCTTCGTGCCCTTTCCGAAATTCGGCTGGCCGGGCGCGTAGCGATCAACAAGAGCCTGACGAATGTTTGCGTCTTTGGCAGATAGTGAACCGCACAGATCCAGCTTTTCTTCCCGGCGGAATATCCGCGTCGGCCCATATCCAGTCTGCCACAATATCGTCTGCCAGAACCGCCCGATCCAGACGCAGGTATCGAAAACCTCTTGGCCTACCGTCATGCCCATGCCCGCGATCATCTCGATTGCAACGTCGTAGCCGTTCCCGTAAAGCTTCTGCGCGATCAGCGGCAGCAGCACATTGTTCTCGATCTTCCCGGCCTCCAGCACGCGGCGAATTTCTTCGCCGTCGTGCTCGACCATCACATAGCCGGATTGAATATTGCCGGGGTCAATCGCCAGAATTGTGCCCATCGGGCCACCTCCTTTGTTCAAAGTCCTTGCATTCCTCTCCGGAAAAGTACATCCGTTCAAATTCCTTCTCCGAGAACCGTTCGGCCTTGTGTTTCAAGCACCGGTACGGATAAACGTAGTTCTTTCTGTATTCCAGATTCTTGCAAGTCAGACAGCAATCCTGCATCAGTTTTCCTCCTTTCGCACTGCCGCGTGCAAAACGCAAGCCTTTCATACTACCCGTTTCGCGCAATACGGGCAAAACTTATAGTCTGCCGCTTCGATGTAATCCATGAATGCACCGCAGGCTGTGCAGCATCCGTCAATGATCTGCGTGGTTTCCGCTTCATCCGTCGCCCTTACCTTCCCACTGCCCTGCACCACCGGCGCAACGTCTACGACAGGCAGACTGTATAAGTCCTCACGTATCCCCTCGTATCCCCACTCCACTTCGAGGTGATCGGTTACTGCATCTAAATCAACTAACCGCACAATCTTCACCTCTATCCATCTTCGCTCCGCAGTTGGGGCAGTATTTGTAATTCAGCAAGCTCACGTCATCGTCCGTCTCAAAGCACCACTCTTCGCTGCAAAGGGAGCACTGAAATGTTGTGAGGCTATTCCAGTCATCATCTGCTCGCAGCCACTCCCCATGCACCACCTCCGCAACGTCGGCGGCGGGCTGACGCAGCAGGAGCGTTTTTACCCGCTGCGGTGTCCAGTTCGGATTTTCCGCGTTGCAGGATTCAAAGTCTTTCAGTGCCTCGGTTCTGCTGATAAATTCTTCAGTCGCAATGTTTTCCATCGTCAAACTCCCTCCAAGTGTGATACAGTGCCCATGCCAGCGGGTCACGGACGAACGGCATCTTTTTTGCTTCCGCGTATTTCTTATCAAGGATGCTCATGGCCTTCTTCCACGCGCGATCTCCAACGTGCAGTTCGGCGGGGAAGTATATCCTTTCCAGGCTGTCGATGTCCCCGACGTGCAAGCGAGCAGTCCCGCGCTCGTCAAAGAGCGCGTAGACGTCCTTGTCTTTGATGTAACCAATCATTTCAAAGTTCCCCCTCTGGCCCGCCGAACATCTCACGGTTCCGGCTCGTGCCGATAGCCATGAGGATCTTTCTTGCGCGTTTTCTGGTCATGCCTTGTCCTCCATCTCAAAGTAAAACGTGATCGGTTTCTCTTGCTCAATGACATTCCCATAAACGACCCCTACTTTGTAGATGTAGTTTTCTCGGAGCTTTCTGGGAATTTCCGCGATATAGCGCCGGAACGTTTCCAGAGAATTTGCCCGCTTGTAGTGGTTGCACATTCGGCATGACGGCATAAGGTTGGAAATATCGTCCGTCCCTGCGTCTTCGGCGTTCCATGCACGTTGCGGCTTGAAATGATCGACTTGCATATCCTTGATTTCGATAGCCCGTCCACAATAGGCACAGTGGCCGTCATGCTTCGCATAGACCGCTTCCCGCTTTTTCTTACTGAAACTCATACTCCGTCCACTCCTTCAAAATACCGTGTCCGTTCTTCCTGCGTAGGCCAGTCTGGGTCGAAGCCACGCTTGCGGCGGTTCCGTTTCCATCCACTGTAAATCTTCGCATCGCGCCCGTCGATGCTGTACCCAACGCCGCGTTCTGCCCGGTTGTGAACCAGAAGTGGTCGCGGATAATTCGGATTTCGTGCCCTCAGAACCTCGTACTCGCCGACAGGCTCTTCGAGTTTCCAGCCACTTTGCTTCAAGTATGCTCTGAGGTCGGACAGCATCCCGTGTTTGACCGTCAATCTGTTCTTCATCTGCTACTCCATTTCCTTCAAAGCCCGCTCGGCTTCAGCGCGGGTCAAAAATACGGTTTTACCGATGTCATCACGATATTCCGGCGTAAACCATGTGTCTGCAATTTCCAGATCCGGTTCGTCCGGGTAATCAGCGATTTCGTAGCGGATTCGATAGACTTTTGTACCCAGCTTGCACGGCAGAATCAGGACGCGCCCGTCTCTGTCGGCCTCGGCAAGCTCGCGGAGGCGGCTAGGCTCCACTCCCAGCGCCTGCGCTGCCAGATTTATCATCGTGTCCTCCGTAAATGGAGCCTTGATTTCCTCCGGCGTCAGGCCCGTGTCCTCGTAGGCCGCGAGGCGATCAACAAAATCCGCCTGGTGCTGCACTCCGCTGAAATTTACCCGCCAGTATCCGTCTTTGAAATAAGTCAGTCGTTCCATAGTTCTTCCTCCACATACCGCCAGCTCTGCGGCGGGCGGGTGATGGGCCCGGGCGCAAGGCCGTATTTTGTCTGCCGCAGGCCGGTAAACTCCCACAGATCGCGCGGGTGATCGTAAATTTTGAGGTTGGAAATGTGCCATCCGTAGCCGACGCCGCCGTCCAGATACTTCTCCAGCTCGTCTTTTGACAGGCAGGCATCCGCAAGAAGCGTATCAAGTGGTGTGCAGTCCATGTTCCAATCGCAGATGCAATATTTCGGCGGTTCACAGATTGCTCCTACTCTGACGATCCTTTCAAAAATGTCGTCGCATACAAACTCGCCGATGACCTTTTGCCGCTTATCCCATAAGCCAGTGGTCGGCGCTTTTTCCGTCTTTATGAAAACCGGCTTGCCGTGATACGTCTCTCCATAATTCTCATCGCCGTCTTTCATAATGGTGATTAGCTTTTCCTCCGGTTTTGTGCAGTAGATGTAGCACTTAAACGGTGGGTTCATCTTCGGGCGCGTCTTGCGCACCTCGATCGTTTTCTCACCGCTTATGATCTTCTCGCACCACTTCGGGCGGATGCTGATTAAAACAGCTATCATGCTTGTCTCCTTCCTCCGGCGCGTCCGGTAGTTTGTGTTATGTCCAGTTTCTGAAATAGACGCACCCGGTAACAGAGTTTTCCACACCGTTCACAGATTGCGTAATTTGTGTGATACTTCCCACCGTGCCGGTTGCTTCTGCGGCGTGTTACCTGCACATACGTATACTTGTCCAGCTTGTGCAGACCCATGCGGCAAAGAAGGGGGCTTTTCATAAATCCACCTCCGGTGCTTCCGGCGGCGGCATCCAGTGAGTAATCAAGTTCTGCGGTACCTCCCAGTTATCGCACGTCCATCCGTCGCTCGGAAAGTATCTTGCCATATCTACAATCGAGCCGCCCGCGTCCCGAAAAGCAACGAGATATTTGCTGAGACGGTCTATTGGCAGTCTGTCCTCCACGCTGATCCACTGCGGCACCTTCTCCCGCAGCGCCGCGTTTTCGGCGGTCAGACGCTCGATGAGGTCGGCTGCGGCCGTATTTACCTCGTCAAAACAGTCTTCGTTCCCTACTGCGGGGCAGTTTTCGCACGAGACTCCAAATTTGCAGCACCGCAGCGCCTGCACGATTTCCTTGCCTGTCATATCGTGCCCTCCTCCATTCCTTCAAGAATCATCATTGTGCTGCCGTCCCGCCTCACAGCGTACTTTAGTGCCTTGTGCTTGATTAGAGACAGAAGCAGTTGAATCTGAAGGTTCATGAACCACGTTCGATTCCAAATTCTCCCGTTCCAATAGATGTTTTCTTGCAGCACCAAATCGTCCAGTGATCGAATGCAATCGCCTTTCATATATTTTGGTTTACTCATTTCCTTTTCTCCCATTCCAATCCGCCGAACATAGTCGTTTGCTCCATGTCCGGTTCCTTTTTCTGCGCCGCCCTCCGTTTCTCAACCGGCCTGTACTCCCGTTCTGGGTTAAGAACGTCTATCGAGCAAAATTCAAAGTGTGGGCAGCGGTTCAGCCGCGTTATCTGACGGTCAGTTCTAATTTCGTCTTTTGGCTCGCACCAAATCATGTCATCACCTTGAAGATAGGCATTTACGCAGTAGCGGCAGTATTGCTTCATGGATTCTCCTCTCGCATTTGCAGCAATCGCAAACAAATCTCATGTCTTGTCCTCCTTGTTTTCCGCAAGCATTCGCTCGACCGCCTCCAGCTGGAACGCATCAAGTTCGTCCCCGTGGCGCTGCACGCCTTGCTGCAATCGGGCAGCGCCCTTTGACACCGGCCCCATCACCCTATCCACGGCCGCACGTTCCAGCGGATTCAGATCGTCATGATGCCCCTGCACGCCGTAGCCGGGCTTTGCAGCGCGGCCAAGCGCCGCAGGGCGTGTGCTGGCCTCTTTCAGCCAGTCAAACACGATCCCCTTGTAATTTGCGGCCATAGAGCGGGTTATCACGTCGATCATTGCAGCCTCGCCGTATTCCTCCGCAGCCTTTGTGATCTGCGTAACAAGGCTTTGCAGGCCGACAGGCTTATACTCTTCCCGTCGTTCTCCCTTGTATGCCACCCATTTCTCAACGGATTCGCGCAGCGTGGGGGGAAGGGGGGAAAGAATACTGTCCTTGTCCTTGTCCTTTTCCTTTGTCCTTTTCCTTTGTCCATAGCTTTTTTTGCTTTCCTCGGAAAGCATTTGCTTTTTTTGCTTTTCGTTGCTTTCGTCAAAAGCATTTGCTTTTTCGGATTCAGGCCGACCGCCCTGCTTTCCTGCCTCGCTTCTGGACGCGGAGATGGCTTTTTGAGCCGCTACGGATTCGTCAATGTCCCGTCGAATCGCAGGCCAAATGAAACGCTCACTCCCGCTGAACTCTGGCTCTGCTCCCGACTCGCGATAATCCATCGCAGCCAGCACCAAGCGCCCCACCTCAGCGGCACTGTACGCCTCGAAATAGCTCCTGTAACTCAGCCACAGCTTGACGTATTCCTTTTTATCTCCCATCCGTCAGCCCTCAGAACGGAAGCTCGCTTTCGTCGCCGATCTCCATCTGCGGCATATCCGGCGAAGAGAACGGAACCGGCGTTGTGCTCGGCAGCGGCTTGAACTCCGAAGAGGCCGGTGCAGCGGCAGAAGCATTCTGCCCGTCCCGCTTGCTGTCGCCGAAATAAACGCTTTCTGCGACGATCTCTGCCGTTTTGCGCTTGTTTACGTCCTTGTCTTCCCAGTTGCGGATCTGCAAACGGCCAGAAACGACGGCCGTGCGGCCCTTGGAGAAATACTTGCTGACGAACTCAGCCGTGCCGCGCCATGCGACGACATCCACGAAGTCCGTTTCCTTCTCCGCGCCCTGCGCCGCGAAATCGCGGTCGCAGGCAAGCGTGAAGGATGCAACAGAATTTCCGCTTTGCGTCTGCCGAAGCTCCGGGTCACGGGTCAAACGGCCCATCATAACGATTTTATTCAGCATTCTTTTTCTCCTTTCCCTGCTTCTGTGCGCACGTCCAGCAGAGGCAGCGGCCAAACTTCTTGGCCGTCTGCTCCGCAATGCTCACGCCGGAATACGTATGTCCGTTGATCGTTTCGCCCACAATCTGCTGGCCGCAGACTGCGCAATTAAATGACATTGCAGATGTTTGCGGTGCTGTTTTCCTCGCCTGCGCAGGCTGGCTTTTCGCTGTCCGGCCCGTTTCCTTTGCATATTCGTCCGTGTCTGCGTCCTTCGTGTCGTCGATTGCAAAAAGGCCGTTCAGTGCGTACTTGCGGGCGTAGGAGCTGGCCGTACCTGTTACCTGCGGCTCGTCCATGCCCTTCTTGCTTTCCGGCTCACGGGCAAAGCCATACGTCGTATACTCGCCCTCACCATCGGAAATCGTAGCCTTTGCCCTAACATAAATGCGGTTTCCGATCTCTACAATTTCGTCGGATATCGTCAGAATGCAGCTCTGCGCCTGCAGCAGAGGCTTCACAGCCTCCAAAATGCTTTCGCAGGAACGGTAGTTGTAACCGCCGAAGCTATTCTTCTTGTCCTTCGGCGCTTTCAGCTGTGCCTGAATGGCATTCAGCTTTTCTGTTAATTTCATTTGTTTTCCAAGTCCTCCTTCAAATCATCAGTTTCGGGTGGTATCAGATCGCCCGGAATCTCCAGCGGGCAATAATACCCGCGTTTCTGCCACGCCGGAATCAATTCCCCAGTCCTCATGCACTGCCGCCTGCTATACGTTTGCAGCAGGGGGCAAATATCACATTCGATATGCCCGGTGGGAAAAAAGATTGATACCCGGCATTCGCACGGTATGTATATCTCTTCGGCGCGCGTCATTCAGCCTCCACAAATTCGCCGTTTTTCAGGCAGTACCATGTATCGGCCTTGATCTTCTCGCCGTCTACATATTCCGTCTTCACGTAGCGCGGAACGAACCGTCCTTTTTCGTCGGAATATTCCCACTCCGCAAGCGTGATCCAGCTGCCTGCCTTTGCCTTTACGACAGAGCCGCTGCCAGCGCAGCAGATCACGGAGTCTTCGCCGGTACTATTGATCTGGGCGTAGTTGCCCGAGCTGCCGATCTTGGCGGAGTTGCCCGAGCTGCCGATCTTGGCGGAGTTGCCCGAGCTGCCGATCTTGGCGGAGTCGCCCGAGCTGCCGATCTGGGCGTAGTCGCCCGTATCAATTTCACTTTTCGGCATATTATCGATTGTCTGTTCCTTTGTGTAATCGATACACGCCTTTACAAATCCAGCGAAGCTCAGCTTCGCGCCGATATGCAGTTTCTTCGCCGCAAATTTCCCGCCACTTCCGGAAACTGGCGGATCGAGCGCTTCGACTTCTGCGAAATCTGAAAACTTCCCGTTTTCACCTACGAGATCGTAGAAGTTAAGGGTATCGAAGGGGTTGACGCAGTAGTGCATCATTCCTTCGCTGCAGATCGCGCCGTCTGTCTCTTCGTAGTCCGTGTTCTCGGCATACCGCTTGCCTCGGCAGATCATACCGGGCGAAAATGCCTTGTAGCCTTTTGCGTTTTCCATAATGTTTCCTCCTTCATTCATGCTGTCTTTTGTTCAAATCCCAGCGCCCCGGCCAGTTCCGATTCGCTGTACTCATCCTGCACATAGTCCCCGAAGCACTCCGTATGTACCAGCACTCCGTTGCAGCAGAAGCACTCAGTTCCTTCATAGATGTCTTCCCGGCAGTATGCGCACTGGCCGACGGTCTTCGGCTCCGGCTCGTCGATGCCGAGATAGAGGTTCTCACCATCGTATCCCACGGCGTTTCGCCTCCTTTTCCAAGAGCTTTTCGCACAGGCTCTGCACGCTTGCACAGTGCATAGCCTCGCAGAGCTGCTGCAGAACTTCTGCGCCGCCGTCCGTCAGCCGGAAATAATACCGGTTCGTCTTCTTCCGGCGATCTGCGCGGTTCTTGGGCGCGTCCAGCGCCTTGATCGCCGCAGCTGCCTCCGGAACAAGCTGCACGCCGTATTTCTCCGGCGCTTCGCACTGAGAAAGCAGGCATTTGTTAAACTTCGGGTAGTCGGCCCGATGTACCGCGTCTACGCAGGCTTTCGCACCATGTCGAACGCGGGAATCCGTTAAACTTGACATAGTTCCCTTTCTGCCCTATAATAAAGGCGTCTTAAGTTTCCTTTCGGCCTCTGTCGCGTTGCAGCGCGGCAGGGGTCATTTCTTTTTCGTGCGCTCTCGGATAAGCTTGCAGGTCGCGTCCCATTGCTCGAACAGGATTTCCCAATAGATGCCGCAGGAGAATTGGCCGTCTGTGGTGCAGCCGGAGCGCCATAGTCCGCGCTCTCTGCAAAGCTCGCAGGGAGTCTTCAGCAGATCCGCTTCCGTCATGCCAGCCCGTACAGCAGCGCGACGATTGCGACCAGACCGGTCAGAACGCATTCATACGTCATTTCCGCCATCCCGGCCACCGCCGACAGGATCATCGCCGCGCCGCTCGTCCAAAGGCACAGGCCCTTGACGATCCGCAGTGTTGCCTTGCGGGCCTCCAATTCCTCCCGCAGCCGTTCCCGGCGTTCCTCAGTCGTTTCCTCCGGCTCATACCCGAGCCGTTCTGCAAGATTGGTTCTCATTCTGCGTCCTCCTTCGTATCCGGCAGCCGTTCTGCCGATTCTACCAGTGCCATAAGCCGTTTATAGTTCTCCATCCTTTCCCGGCGGCGTTTTGCGAGGTTTGCAGCCCGCTCCGCTATTTCCGCGGGCTGGTGTGCGGCCATTGCCTCAAACTCATTGGCCTCATTGTGGGTCGCGATCACAAGTAGCTCCAGCGTGTGCTTCAGCTCAAACCAATCGTCTCCGCTGAGAATCAGTTTCCGCATTCCGCTTATCCTCCTTCGTCTCCTGCATCCGCCTGACGAGACGCGCCAGACGGGCGTTTTGTGTCACGAGCTTCTGCGCGTCCAGGTCAAGCCCCTTGCGCTTGAGTCCGTTAATGATCTGCGCCGCCTGGCACTCGCAGACTATCGCCGCCTCGATCAGATCATGCAGCTCCTGCGCATCCAGCGTCAGGGTGTAGGTCTTCACTTCCGCCATGCTGCATCCTCCTTCTGTTCCTGTTCCCGGCAGTTCTAACTTTCATTTGTTCCTCCTCATGCTCCGAGAAACCGCAAAAACGGCTCTCTCGGGATCTTCACTCTGTGATTGCTTGTGCAGCAGACCGGGAAGCCCAGCTTTTCAGGACGTTCCCTCGCCATCAAGCGAAGCCATTGCGGGTCACAGCCGAGCACCTGCGCCGCCTCGCTTGCGAGGATTGTGGGCTTTGACATTGCCCGGATATCGTCCAGCGTCATTTTTCCTCCTTTCTGCGTTCGATCACGGCCTTAACCGCGTCTTCCAAGCGCTTCCTTGCGCCCGGCGGATTTCTTTTCCCGTTCAAGATCATGGACAGATAGCCTTTTGTAAGTCCAAGCTCTGCGGCAAGATCGTCGTATGAAACACGCGCATTGTGCATTTTCCCGATCAGTACGCCTGTCCATTTTTCAGGCATATACACACCTCCATTCTGTTAAAATTGTTGACTGCAACGCCCCAGACGTGCTATACTGTCCTTAGCCCTTTTAGGTAAATTCGGGAGGTGGTTTTCATGACCAAACTTTTGAACTTGCCAGTTCCAGACCAAAGAAACGGCGTGATGCGTTAGGGCAAGGGGCAGCGCCAGAACTGCCAAAGTGAGCGGCGCGTCATAGAAGCGCAAGTTCGTTTTGTGTCAGGGTGGCATTGCCGAGCCGATGGAAGGAACTCCATCAATTCGGACGGATACAAGGTAACGCATACGGCCATCCTGTGCAGCGCGTTCTGGTAAGCAACTCTGGGGAAACCCGCTCGTGAACGAACCACGGGCGGCTTTTCTTTTCGCCGCAGTCAACTTTTGAAATTCAAGGTTGCAAACGTTAACACATTGTGTTATTATGGATTTGCGAGATACATAACAACTTTTTGACACGAGCGGTTTCGCTGGGGTCTGGTTTTGTGTTACCATATGCAACTTGTAGTGTCATTATAGCGTTAACAAACGTAACTGTCAAGGCGTTGTGATAACAAAAGAAACCTTTCTATGTATTGCACAAACTAGGGAGGGATTTACTGTGACTTTTTACGAAAATTATGTACAGCTGTGCAACCAGATCAATAAATCGCCGTCCGCTGTGGCTATCGAGTTGAAGATTGGGAAACCATCCGTTACTAGATGGAAGTCCGGTGTCAAGCCGAGATATGCAACGGCGATGAAAGTAGCAAACTACTTCGGCGTAACAGTAGAAGAACTGATGGGCAAAGGCATAAAAAAAGAGCGCCCCGCCGATGGCGAAGCGCTTATTCGTGACTTGCCGGAGGATATCCAGCAGATTATTCGGATTTGCATGAATCGTCCCGAACTTGCATCCGCTCTATTAAATCTTGCGAAGCAGATAGAAAAAGATTGAGTTTTTCGGGCGTGAATCTTGATATAGTTTCCACCAATTCCTTGATTGTCGCGGCTTCTCTTTCGTTCATTTCAGCTCCTATCTCCATTCTTCCAAATTCCGACGTTTATTTTTGTGCAGCTTCTACATTGCGGCTGCTGGTTCTAATTGGTAATATGTAATTGTTTACAAACCATATAAGGAGTGCCGCATTGATGACTAAAAATGAATATATTGTGCAGTGCCCAAGATGCGGGGCAGAGTTCCCGGAACAGGAGAAGTTCTGCCCGCACTGTGACACGCCGAACCGGAAGATGATCTGCCGCTCCTGCGGCGCTCAGATCAACGCCAGTGAACGCGTTTGCAAGGTATGCGGCGCAAAAAACAGGAGAAAGACCGGCTCTTCGAGGAATTTTATTCTGATCGGAGTCACCGTATTGGCCGCTCTCGGCATCTTGTTCTTTCCGAAGCAGTCTAAGCAGGCGGATCAGCCGCCCGCACAGGCACAGGAGGCGGTTTCCCAGACGCCGGAAACGCCCGAACAGTCCATCGCGCAGGATGCACCTGAACAATCTTCGCAATCCTTCAACGTGGAAAAGCACTCCGGGACGTTGTTCGGCGGCGGGACAGTCGAAATCACAATTCCGTCCGACTACATAGGCGAAGACGTCACGCAGGAGAAGCTTGACGCAAAAGTCGAGCAAGCAGACGGCTTTAAATCCGCCACGCTGAATGCAGACGGCTCCGTCACATATATCATGACGGAGGCCTGCCATAAAAAACTAATGCAGGATATGGCACAGCAGCTTGACAGCAGCCTTGCCGATATGGTAGGCTCTGAGGACTACCCGAACGTCACTGCGATTGATTCCTCCGATGACTACACAAAATTCACCGTCACGCTGTCTTCCGACACTGTAAACCTTCAGGAATCTCTCATGACCTTGGTGTTCTATATGAGCGGCGGCCTGTACCACTATTTCAGCACGGGTGAGCCGGTTGATAATATCAATGTCCGCTTTATAGATCAGTCCGGCAATCTCTTGCAGGAAGCAAATTCAAAGGATGTCAATCCAGATGCGCTCTCTTCTGACGTCAATTCCGACGTCAGCGAGGCAGACCCCCCTATGGAAACTACTTCTCCAGATCCTTCTCAGGGTAAGTCCGCTGGAAAATTCGTCGCAAGCAAGGATAGCGACAAATTCCACAAACCGAGTTGCCGATGGGCCAAAAAAATACTAAGTGAAAACGAAATCTGGTTCGATTCCTCTGACGACGCCATCGCCGCCGGATACGGCGCTTGCGGCACTTGCAATCCAAGATGATTCAGATCAATGCAGCACGCGCGGCCCCCGGCGTTCTTCCTGCTCCCGGCCTATGTCGGCGACGCAGGAAAAGAGCAGCGGCACGCCCTTGATGTAGTCCACGCTGACGCTATGCACGTCTGTCAGCTTCGCACCGTCTACTGTCACGTCCACTTTCCCATTGTTTACCCGGATGTTGATGCACTCCATATTTTTTCCTCCTGTCATTTATTATAGAACGGTTGTTCTAAAAATCAACATGGTATTATGAACAAACAGACCGCGTTATTTTTGGGGATCAGGAATCCGATGGTGTACAGTTTATGGGACTGATGATTTGATATAATATTCGGTTTGACCGGCCCCATCGTATCTGGAACATACGGTGGGGCCATTTCAGCAGATGCCGGATTCAGGAACTATCTGCTACGTTTTTATTGTACCAGATAATGTTTGTAAGAAAAGCCCGAGTTTTGCGTTTTCTTCTCATAGTTTGCGTTTTCACACGGAAAATGTAAGAAATAACAATACAATCTGCGATTGGAGGCGCACCGATGTCCGCAATACAGGAACTCGCGCCGTTTATCGGCGCGTATCATGGGAAAATCAGAAATGCGAAAGATCACAGCGGAATGACTCTGGAGGAGCTGTCGGAAAAGTCCGGAGTTTCCTTCTCCACCGTGAGCCGATTATATGCCGGAACACAAGCGGATCCACGGCTTTATAACTCGGCCGCAATATGTAAAGCGCTTGGTCTGTCGCTCGACGAGCTGTTCGGCCTTGAGAATCCCGTCGGAAGCCCGGAAAATCTGACCAAGCAGATCCATCGTGTCGAGCTTGAAAACGCCAAGCTGGAGGCAGCAGCAGCCCTACAGAGCGCGCAGATAAGGTCTACACATACAATGTGTTACGTTCTCGCCCTATTTTGTTTGCTTCTCTCCTTTACCCTGATTGCCTGCCTTGTAACGGATGCGCAGAGTCGGAACGCAGGCCTCATTCGAGATGGAGACTTGTCCGTAACCGCATGGGCGTGTATCGCCCTGATCGTAGGTTCAGTTCTGGCTTCGGCAATTACTTTCTACGCGATCCGAAAAGAACGTGGAGGGAAACATGGAGTGCATCAAGTGTAAAAAAGAAATTCCAGGCGGCGCGCCCTACTGTTGCTGGTGCGGGAAAAAACAGGAAGCGCGGCGAAGCCGGACACGCGGGAACGGGCAAGGAAGCGCTTACCAGCGAGGGAAGACGTGGACGGCGCGTTGGACAGAAAGAACTTACCTAGACGAGAACGACAAGCTTCGGCAAAAGATGCGAACAAAAGGCGGGTTTACATCAAAGCGCGCCGCCCTCCAATATGCAGCAAACCCTCCGAAGGAAGAGCAGCGAAGCCCCACTCTCAGAGAATACTACAAAACATATCTGCGTGGGGATTATCTATCCTTATCGGCTGATCGTCAGGGAGCGGCGGAAAAGGCTTTCGAGCGCATGAGAGAAATCGCCGACCGTGAGATCGACGCGCTTACCATCGCGCAGATACAGGATGTTATCGACCGCAACGCCAGCACCTATTACACGCGGAAAGATATGAAAACTGTCCTCTCCCACTGTTATAACCTCGCAATTGCAGAAAAGCAAACAACCGTGAATCTTGCAAAGTACATAAAGCTTCCGGAATTGGAAGAGAAGTCGCCGGAACCGTTTACCGACGCCGACGTAAAAAAGCTATGGGAAGCGTATGCAAAAGACCACTTCGTTGGGTTTATTTTAACGATGATTTATACCGGCATGATGCCCGGTGAGCTTCTGAAACTCAAGAAAGATATGATTGACTTTGAAAAGAATGAGATCGTCCGAGGCGGCATAAAGACAAAGAAGCGGAAGGAAACGCCTATGGTCTTCCCGGATTTCGTTGCGCCGGTGCTGCATGAACTATGCGAAGAAAGCAAATCGCGCGTCGGAAATATCTGCTGCATAAACAAAGATAATTTTTACAAGAGATATTATGAGTGTTTGGAGCTCGCCGGAGTGCAAAAGCTACCACCTTACTCATGCCGCCATACAACCGCTACAGCCCTCGCGATGAAAAACATCGACCCGTTTACGATCAAGGAAATCATGCGCCACACGAAGATAACGACTACCCAACGGTACGTACACCCGGACATGAAAGGCATGGTCGATGCCGTAAATCAGTTGCAAAGCGACTCGCCAGAGTGAATTCTGTATGCTACAAAATATGTTACAAATGCCAATTTCCCCAGTGTTTTCAATGGTTTTTTCTCCCCTGCTAAGGGAGTAGGCGTCTAAAAAGCGCGCGAGAGTTCAAATCTCTCCTTCCGCGCCAAAGTACCGATTTTAGCTGTTTTAAAGCTAAAATCGGTACTTTTTTATGCTTTTTGCCCTATTTTCCGCGTATTCCCAAAAAGCGAAAAATCACATTATGACACGCTATGTAACATAAAATCATTTCCTGTATGCTACATTGTATGCTACAAATTAAGCGCAATGCGAGGGGACTCCCCTGTTTTTTGCTACATGGACTTTATTTTCCGCAGCACAGAATCATAGACTTTTCGGTTCACAAGCGATAGTGTGTCCATAAGTTCATCAACAACCGCCCAAGCCTTTGCCGGGTTTTTCCCAGCTACCGCAAGTAAAAACTCACTGTCCCCGTACTCGCCAACGATAGCCGGTTCTGCGGTCACAGGGGCGGGAGCGCCGGAGTAGTAACCCACATACTTACCGCCGTCGCCCCGTTCCTCTTCCTGCATCTGCTTGCGGATCACGTACAGATCCGCAAGCTTAGCGTAATTCTTATAGTCGGATTCCTCATATTCCAGGCGAGCAATCTCTTTCCGGATTTCGGCTGCATCCAACATATTGCGCTCTCCTTATGCCCGCTCGATCTGCTCCATGCAGCGGCGGATCGCGTCACGGGTTTTATCGTCGTCCGCGTCACGCATCATATCCTCCAGCTGCGCGCGCATATGCTCGCGGGCATCAGCGCGGGTATAGCGGCCCATTGCGTCACGGCGGCGGCCACGGTAAGAGCTGCCCCGGCCGTAAGTACCGCGCATATCCGCCTCCCACTCGCCGTCGCGGGAATAGCCGCCGTCTTCAGCCATCTCGATCTTGTAGGTATTCTTGATGGAGCTGGTCAGTTTCTGGATCGCGTCGAGGTCGCCTGCAGACATTTCGCGCTTCTCGGCGATTTCGTCCAGCTCTTTGCAGAGCATTTCGCGGAGATTCCTCAGATCATACATATCGCTTCCTCCTTTCATGCTACGCGCTCGACGGTAAGATTGCTGTTTGCAAAATTAACCGCCTGCGTGCTGGTGTTTCGCATACCTACCGTCAGGCAGCAGCCTCTCGGCACGCTCACCTGTGCGGATACATAAACGTTGAAGTAGTTTTCTACCGCTGCCGGTGTCACAGTCGCCGTCGCGCTTGCCAGGGCTTCACCGTTGATGGCAAGTGCGGCCGTGATCGCCTCGACCGTGCCGCCGGTTGGAATTGCGATGTTGCCGCCGTAGGAGACTTTGAAAACTGCTTTACACTGATTCGTCAGCCCGCGAAGCGTGACAAGGCCGCTGCCCTCGCGGTGTACAATGCACGGCTTGCTGCTGACTGCCGCTTCCGTCAGCGGGACGTTCTGCCCGGCGGCGACGCTGACGATGTTGGAATTCGTAAACTCAGCCAATTCCAAACACCCCGCTTCCCGCCTTTGCTTCCTTGCAGAGATTCACCAGCGGCGCGATTGCAGCTGTCATTGTCTCTTCCGGGCCCGGCTGCTCCATTTCGTCCACCGTTTTCAGGATGCAGGCGAACGTATAGAGATCCGTCACATTCATCTTGTACAGATCCACGCCCATCAGGTGATCGATGAATTTCTTCTTGAGTTCCTTATATGTTGCCATAAAATCATTCCTTTCATAAAAATACAGCGGCGGGACGATTGCCCCGCCGCGTTGCTGTCGAGTATCGGCAATGGGGCCGATCATTTTCGTGAGGCCACGAAAAAGCTCTACGATATGGAGTTTGGGATGTTACGCCGCGCAGCCGTAGCCGAAACCGCTGTTGTAGCTGTTGCAGCAATACGGGTTCGCTACTACATAGGCCGGGTTCGGGCTCGGGCGAAGCGTAGATACAAGGTAGTTGTTCTGCGCGGCCTGAGACGCTGCCAGCTGGTAGCCGAAGATCTGCTGATTCTGCTCAGCGATCTTTGCATCCTTCGCGGCCAGCTCCTGCGCCGTCAGACGCTGATCGATGCTGCGGAAGCCGCAGTTCATAGCGTCGATGATGTCGCGGGTGGTGTTCTGCATGAGATTGCGGGTGTCACTGGCCTGCGTGGCGAGGTTGTAATTCACGCCCATGATGGCCTCGCGCTGCTCGCAGCAGCAGCTTGCGATCTGCGCCTGAAGGGCGCTCAGCTGCTGCATGAACGCCATCTGCGCGTTGCAGCGCGCGATTTCGGCCTGCGAGAAGCCGCTGGTCACGGCCTGCGTTACACCAGCAAAGCCGTTGAGCACGCCGGTGTTCATGGCATAGAAGCCGTCACACAGCCCGGAGTTCACGCCATCCAGCTTGCGCTCGAGGTTTGCGAAGTCAGACGTGAGCACATAACCATTCATCGCGCCGCCGTTTCCATTACCTCCCCAACCGTTGCCGCCCCAGCCATTGCCGCCCCAGCCGAGGAGAAACAGCACGGCGAACCACATCCAGTTATCGCCCCACATGCCCATACCGCCGCCGTAGTTATTGGCGGGCTGAAGGGGCATAGTCGGCTGAATGCCGTCAGTAGAAAGACTCATAAAATTCTCCTTTCGTAGATTTTTTGAAATTTATCTCAATCGTGGCCACGAATTGAAATCCGTTTTATCCGATCAGCTGCCGGAACTGCGCCGCCATCTGCTGCAGCTGATTCAGCTGCTGCTGCGAGATTTTCCCGCTTCGTACCAGCTTTTCGACCTCTGCTTTTGGATCCCCCTGAAAGCTATTCTGGAATTGACGGAACCGCTGTATCATGTTCTGGAACTGCCCCATCGGGCCGGGCAGCTGTCCGCCGCCGAGGGCGTTAAACAGTGGGTTCATTGTCCGCCTCCTTCATCTTTCGCGGCCTGACGCTTGGGGCGGACAGCTTCGCCACAAGCTCTTCAAACTCCCTGCGGGTCACATATTCCTCGCTCATGTCTTTTCGCGGCGCTGCGGGCGCTGGCGCGGCCTGCGCACGCTCTACAAGGTCGTAGGTCGTCATGGTCGGCTTGCCGCTTGCATCGGCCTTTTTCACATACACGACCGGCGCGTTCATATCCCAAAGCGTAACGGCATTGTTGGGCGCGACGATAAAGTCGTTTGCGGCCTGTTCGTTCGGGATCCAGATAATCGACTGATTCTGCGGCTGCTGGGGCTGCGGCTGGTAGGCCGGCATCTGCGGCGCTGGCTGGTACTGCGGACGCATCATTGGCTCCTGCATTGGCTGACTGATCGGCTGGCCGATTGGCTGATTATAGATCGGCTGCTGATACACATACGGCTGTTGTCCGAACATCATTTATCCTCCTTTGCCCAGTAGAACAGCGGGATCTCATTGCCGCTGTCCCATGTGTCGAAATAGCTTCCGTTCTCCGCACAGACCACATGACTGGACAGAGCAAGAACATACACGCCGCGCGGATGGTCTGCGCAGAAATCCGCGACCGTGTAGCAATCCGGGCAGGTGTTCGGGATCACGTTCCGGGTAAAACCATGCTGCCGGAGGTATGCACCCCATACACTGTTTGCACTCGGAAGATCGCCCATGATGAGCCCCTGCAGGCACAGGCCGATATACACCTCGTCCCAGCTCTTCCCGGTCGCCTTTGCGATAGCCCGGACGGTGCAGTCCCCGACCTTCTGCCCGGCGGGATTTGGATTGAAATAAGAAAAGCCCATACCGAACACTCCTTTGATGTGTCCAGTATGGGCTTTTTACTATTTTCCTGTGCCTCAGTTATGCATCAGTTTTGCTCAAATAAATATGCAGCAATCCAGCCGCGTATCAGTTCGTTTGGCGTCGTGCCGTTGGACTTGGCTGCGGCCTTAAATCTTTCCGCGATCTCCCGCTTGAGCTTGCAGGAGATCACGGACATGTTCTCAGCGTCCCACTTGTTGCGAGCGCGGCGCTGGGTGTCAGTCGGCATAGCATACCTCCCACGCGCAGACGTTCGCCGCATTCAACGCGGCAGAAATCAGCGCTTCGGCGTCCACGCCCAGAACGCCGGAGATGGACCGCAGAACGCCCAAGACATCCTCCGGGGTGTCAACGGACGCATCGTCCATTGTGCCGTCGGAAAAGCGCCAGCAGAAGCCGTCAGCCGTCACGGAAAAATACACGCGGCTGCCAAAATCGCCGCAGGACGTGTCGTCGGCCTCGACGGTGACAAGCTGGCCGTTAAGATCGACGACGATACCGCCGGAAAACTGCCAGTAACCTCCGCCATTATTTGCAGTGTCCGGGTTATAGTGGGGATTTGTCTGCGCTCCCCACGCGGAAACGATATTAAACATGTCTGCCATCCTCCGATTTTTTTGTCGTGTTTGTTTTGCTTTGTGTCTATGGCTGCATTATATACTGTAATACCGTATACGTCAAGGGGGTTTTTAAAAATTTTTATATAAAAAATAAGCGCCGAGAAACCGGCGCTTATCTCAGTTATACAGTTTGCTGGATGTCCGCTGCATCTCCCGCATGATCTCCGGCAGGCGTCGCTGTACCGTGGCGCGGCCTAGAAACAGCTCCGTCGCAACGTCCACTTGCGGGAGCTTGTCCACGAAGTAAAGCTGCGCGATCTTCTCGTTTTCCCGGCCAAGATTGGCCTGATAGATCACGGCCTCCATATCCTTGCGTGTCAGGCGGCCCAGCTCTGGCGGCAGCTTGGCCCGCGCCTGCGGCGACATACGCTCCGCCTCCTTACTTTTCCTTGTGCTTCAGCACGGCGATATTGCCCTTGTTGCCGACTTCGAGATCCAGCGCAGCGGCCAGATCGCGCACCTTGACGTAGTTCGTGCCGTTCTTCAGGATGCGCTCAACGGTGACTTCCTTTCCGTCGATGATGATCTTGCTCTTTTCTACCATTTCGGTTTCCTCCTCTGCATTTTTTCCATCTTCGAGGGCCATCACGGTATGGCCCTCGCTTACCAGTACGTCGCCGCGCAGGAGATTCGCGTCCGTCGTCAGATACTTGCTGCCGGTCAGCAGCTCGAAGTCGTCCGTTGCGGGCCAATCGTGCAGCATACAGTAGGTGGTGCAGGAATTCCCCTGCTTTTTGTAGAGCGCGGCGACGGCCTCGCAGCCTGCGGCCACGGCGCAGAGCATCATGAGCGCGGAGCAGTCCGTCTCCACGGGCTTTGCGATCCTGCTCACGTCCCATCCGACGGCTCTGGTGGCCTCATACGCCGTGTTCCTGTTGTCCATGTCGTATCCGATGTTCCGGTTTTTAATAGCCGCCTCGCACGTCTGCGCGGCCCGCTCGGCCTTTTTGCGGCTCTTGTAGCGCAGGACGCCGAGCCAGCGGCCATTGTACCAGTTGGAGATATTCAGCTCCCGCCCGGTCTGGTTGCCGGGCTGCTGGTTGCGTCCTCCGGTTTCCCCAAGACTGGCCTGCCCGATCTTGATGCTCATTTCTGCGCATCCTCCTTCGTTGCGCCGTCGATCGCGTCCTGCGCTTTCTGCGACTGCGTGCCGAAATAGAACGTGATAACAGTCAGGAAGATGGTCAGGAAGTCCTTGCCGGTGATATCGCCGCGCAGGGCGAGGACGGCAAAGATGATCGTCAGGCCGAGCGTGACGATGGACTTGACGCTCAACAGATTCCCGAGACGTTTGATGATGTTTTCCATATGTAGACTCCTTTCAGTCCTTCAGCACGATCTCCGCGATGCGTGCTGCCGCTTCCGGGCCGTATTTCTCGGCCCATTTATCCATGTACTTCTGCGCGTACTTCGCGCGGTTCTCGTTCTTGGCCTTCCAGAGGTAAAAGCCGCTGGAAGCCGTCGTTTCGGCCAGCACCGCAAGCGTGATCTCCGTCAG